CCAATTTCGCCATTTCGTTATAACTGTGTATTCCTTTGCGTGGGTCGTATTCATCTTCCAACGGAATGTCATTGACGACTCGCACCTTACCCTCATCAGGCAATTCTGCTTTCTCGTCCATCACAATCGTCAGCGGGACATAATACGTTTCTGCATCGCGAGATTCTCCCTTAAGCAAAATTCCAAAGTGAGCTAAATGCGATCGACTGAACGCCTGGACATCTCCGGATTCTTGAACTTTTTCTTTGAATTTCGCCATCTGTTTTAAGAGTGTTTCCAAGCCCCCAATCTGTCGATCGAGTCGCTCGTATTCATCTCTATCATCGTGTTTCGCATCGTAACGTCTTTGTGACAATGTATACAACAGACTTTGAGTGTCCAATTCATTTTGCACGATCCGTCCAATCACATCAGCTTTCGCCAACCGGATTTTCTTCAAATCAAGCATAACGTTTTGTTGTTTCTCATCCTGTTTAGCAATGTTCTCTTCGACCTTACGAGCCACCAACTCGTCTTCCTTTCTCGCGCGATCAATACCTTTTTGGGTGTAATAATCTCGCGCTACCACCGGAATACGTGAAACCTGATCCTTTCCCCTCCGAGTTATCACAAAACCTGCATCCTGACGCATCTGACGGAATTCAATCTTATCTGTCTTCTTACGCTGATATTCCAATGCCGAGAACTGAGAATTTTCACAACAGAAACGTTCTTCCGAACAAAGTCTATGGCTTCTTTTCTCTCTTTTTCATTCTCAACAGTTTTCTCAATGTATTGACAAAGATCCTCCACGTCTTCTTTCGGGATGACCTCATCGATCACCCGCGTCGAGCACAATTTTTGTATCCAAAACAGAGTACAACCCTCATTTTCTTTTTCACTGTTCTTATCCTGATGAACCGCCAACACAACATTGGTGCCGGCTTTCAAAACAGGGGCGCCTGAAAATCCTGGGAGAGTTGAGGCGGTGTATCGAACACCTCCCCTCTCATCACTTTCTTTTCGGGCTACGCCGAATGAAACTTTCCAACGGTCTTCCATAAACCCATAAATATTCACGTTGTACGTAATCACGTCTCCTATCATTTGCTCATACGAGAGTGAAGGAATATCTGTCCAGTTCGGCTTCATCGGCCAAGCTATGACATCATCCACAAATTTCGGGGAACGTTTACCATCAACCACATCTATGAATTTCACAGACCGATTTTGCGTTTTACATACATAACGGTGATTTCCTTCCTCTGTCAAAACAGAAATGGGTAGTGCGTGCATAACTGACACCATCCACTCATTTCCTTCAATCAACATTCGGAAACCCATTGCAAATTGTTCGTCCATCTCAACACCCAACACATTGACACGTCTACACAGAGCTAACTGCGGAACTTTGTCATCGTATGGGAAGAAATTCGAACTTTTCAATGCGGCCTCACCGTTTTTGTTTTCCTTCGGGCTCAACATAACATCCTTTCCCCTTTCCAGGTTTAGGATTTTAAATCTCTGCCCAGCAACAACTGCGTCTCTCAACACAGCTTCCATTTCGGTTTTTCCAGTAACGCAATTAGTCGTGAACTTCAATTCGTCGGCTGTAGTTTCAACCAACATCATTTTTGTCACAACCATTTTCACATTACCGTACTGATTTCCAAGCAGAATGGAGACCACCATGAGAATACCTATGCCCCAAACGAGCTGATTCTCCGGGTTTTCAAATTGCCTCAAAAACTGTTTCCAATAGATCGCCGGTTTCTTACAAAGCGGGTTATGTCTGCCATACAGGTCATCACAATCAGCCAAATCGGTCTCGTTTTGGAAATAGAAAAATTCATAATTTCCATACGGTACAACCATTGATTTGCTTTTTTGATACCAGTAATACGAAGCATTCACTACTTCCCACATTTTATCGGCTCCGACTATCTCACTTGTGTTTAACATATCCTCGGAGTAAAACGCGTATCCAATTGATTCTTGAGCAAAACTAACGAGTCGAGCTTCGGTAATATTTGGGAGTGAATGTATTTCATCACTCTTAATAATCACCGTCTTGCCCCACGTTCCCGTGGGCAAAAGCAAAAGACACATTATCGTTGCAAAAATCATTTGTTTCGCTGCCTCCGGCAATGAACCAGTTTTTATTTGAAGCAATATTTCAAAACTCTTCTTCGGCGTAATGCGCGCAAGTGGATTAATCAACCCAACTTGCTTCAACGCTCCGCACAATGGGAGTTTATCTTTATTGACTTTTTCCAAAAACTGTTCATTCGTCAATTTCACAACACCTTCATCCACGACCATAGTCGGACACCGATCTACTACCACTTTGACCACACTCGGCGCTTGCTGCGCTCTTATAGTGAAAAGTCTCGTGAGTTCATTCAATCTCTCTGTCCAACAAAATGATCGAGGGTACATTTTGCACACCAATCGGGCCATTTCACACTCTTTCTCCAACATCTTTGAGTCGTTTCCGATCTCTTCAAATGTCGTAACTTTCGTGTTCCACATCCATTGGGGCATGTCGACTTTGGGTGGTTCGTCAAATTGGATGGAATGCACAATGTTTCCGAGATAATCGAAGTCTTTCGCTTCGAACCCATACTCCAAAACACCTTTCACATCCAACCCTGTCAAACCTTTTTCCAAAAGCATTTTAAGATACGCGCGATAACGCTCGTGAACAGGATTTTGCTCACTGTACCGCACATATATCGACTCAAGCATATCCATTAATTCTTTTTCCACTTCCGAACCTTTAATCCAATCCATTTCGATTTGCATCACCGCGCCCTTGCGCGTATAATGTACGAAATCGCCGATCATTCGCGAATTGCTATTGATCAGCATTTTG